ATAGGCATCTAACACTTCCACCTTCTAAGGGCTAAAGCTTTTCTAGTGGGTCTACCTTTACTATCTTTCATTGGTCCTTTGTTACCACTCATACGAGCACAGAAGCTACGCTTTCTAGGACCACCACCAGGTTGAGGGGCTTTTAAATTAGACCCAGTAGCTCTGTTATACTTAGCCCTGCCCTTTGCAGTGAGACCACCCTTACGAGACTTCTCACCTCTACCTAGAGATAGTGATACTCCTTTACGCTTTGGCATAGTTCTTCTTCTTTTTCTTTATAGAAAGTTTACGCTTACAATTACATTTTTTCATATGACTACTTCTTTTTAATTTTTAAAGATACTCTAGCTGCTGGTGTATTACTAACAAATTGTTTACCTTTTGCCCCTGCTGCTTTCTTCTTTCTAGCTGTAGATGCTCGTTGTGATTTAGATAGGGACTTAGCTTTTGACATAGGTAGACATCTATCAGGATTCTTTTTATTCTTAGAAGTACCACAAGCACCTTTAATGTTACCATCTGATCCTATACGCACCCAATTCTGTGCTCTCCATTTAGCTAACTCACCCATAACTACTTCTTCTTTTTAATTGAAAGCTTCCGTTTACCTTTACCGTACTTAGGGTCTTTGCAGTATTTAGAAGCAGCCATGTTAGCGTAAGCAGATGGATACTTATCAAATGTGCGTTTAGCCCAAGCTATTCCTTTTGGACATATCTTACTCATCGTTTCATTAATATCTCCATCATTCTATCCAGTTTACCGTTAATCTCTTTAACAGTGGATTCAAGTCCACTCATACGATTCTCCACAGCAGTGTCTCGTTCTCTTTGAGTAGCAAGTTCCACTTCAATCTTTGTTAATCGTTCTTCATCCTTTTCTAAACGATCTGTCAGCTTTTTAATCATCCAACCAATGACTCCTAGTATAACAGCAAGAGCAGTGTCGAGAAAGTGTGAGAGTTGTTCAGCCATTAGATTAGATAGCTGATATGATAAAAGCTAGAAGCTCTTCATACCTAATTCCTAATTGAGTAACTGTGTTACCTTCTGCATCTTCAAAAGTATCCGAACAAAACAAACCATACTCAGAAGCATCTAATCCTTCAGCAGAGAAAGCATCTCTGACATCCTGTGCTATGACACCTATATGTTTTCTTACTCTACCTTTGAATTTAAACTTTCTTACTAGACCTTTACAAGCTTGAGCGACTCTTAACTCAGCTTCAGATAACTCTTGTATGTCTTCTTTTAAGTTTCTATCGGAAGTATTAATAGAACCTGTTCCAGCGTACACTACGGACCATCGTTTACCAGAAAGTCCTAAAGTTGTTTTGTTGTCAAAAGTAGGATAATACGATCCTGTTTCACTGCCCGAACCTCCGTTTGAGTTTGCTAAAGCTACACCTATACCGTCTCCTGTTCCAAAAGCAGTTTGTAAAGTGTTGTTTACCGAATTTAAATCTATGTTTACAGACTTACTATAACTTGTCCCTCCTGTCTGTGCTATTAACTGAACAATAGCAGATGTACCTGTAGAACTAGTATTTCTAACAAATATAGAAGAAGCACCTCCATCATTATCAGATTGGAAGTTAGCGTTATTACCTGTTCCTGTAACATCTAATTTAAAAGTACCGCTAGCAACTGCCCCTATTCCAACATTAGTATCTACATTAAAAGTAGTATCTGTAGAACTTATCTTAGCAGCAGTAACTTTACCTGCACCTATAGTAAGTTCACCTGAACCTGTAACATCTCCTGTGTGCGTAGCATTAGTAACCTTAGCTGTATTGTCTGTTACAGAAGAGTTATTAGAAACCTCCGTGTCAAAGTCAGATATAGTAGCAGCAAGTTGAGTACCTGTGTGATTAGCTCTTGCTAATAAAGTAGCATCACTAGAGTTAACGGTTGCACCAGCTGCAATACCTGCAAGCTTAGTTTGTTCAGCGTCATCAAATTCATTAGTGTCAGCGTTGCTCTCGTAAAGAGTTTTAACCTCAGCAGCAGTAGGAGAAGCACTACCGTTAGCAGCAGCTGTAATCCTTCCTTGTGCATCTACTGTTAAATTAGTAGCAGTGTAAGACCCAGGAGTCACAGCAGTGTTAGCAAGCTTATCAGCAGTGACTGCATCATCAGCAATGTTAGCAGTATCTATAGGACCACCTGCTGTACCTGTAGCTAAAGTAGTAGCAATCTCAGCATCAACATAAGACTTATTAGTGGCATCAGTAGTTGCTGTGGGAGTACCTAGACCTGTGATCTTATTATTGCCCATTGCTAACGGACCAGTCATCGAATCACCACTCTTGTTAACTTGGTCAGCATCTCCAGCGTCTACATAAGTTTTATTAGTAGCGTGACTACCTGCTGCTGGTGCAATTAAATCTCTTACACTGTTAACACCTGTAATATCGTTACCACCCATTGCCAAATCACCTGACATGGAATCCCCTGCCTTAGTAACTTGTAAAGCATCTTGTGTATCAACATAGTTCTTAGTAGCAGCATCTTGATTAGAACCAGGGTCTGTTACATTAGTAAGCTTGTTATTGTTAAGGTTAACATCTGAAGTTGTGTTCGCTCCGTCAAAGTCTTGTAAACCTCTAGTGTCTACATAGTTCTTAGTAGCAGCATCTTGTGCTGCGGTAGGATCAGCTACATTCTTAATATTGGCTAAGTCAGCGTCAAAGCTCCCGTCAACAGGGTCTTTAGTCATTGTGTTCTTACCACTACCCTCTTCAATCTCTTCGTTAAGATATAGGTTATGTAAGTAAGCACGGTCTAGTTCTACTTCAGTGAGTACACTACCATTCTCAAAGTCTACAAGAGCAGTATTAGATGCACTGTCTCTTTTGATTCTTATTCTAGCACCAGTCTCAGGAGCAGAAGAAAACCTAATAAGAGCAGAGGGAGATGTAATAATAGAATAATCTCCCGTAGAAACAGTATAAAACTTACCTCCTGGAGAAGCACCTGTTGAATCGTCTAGCTGTACAACTACATGAGTGTCATCAAGATAAGGAAAAGAAAATGCAAAGTCTGTTTGACCTGCTCCAACTGTGTAGTCTACGAATGTATTAGCCATGGTAATCTATTATTAATTTGTTTGTGATAAAAGTTCAAGCACTTAGTCAGTGCGTTGTAGTTGAGGGTTAGATTCTAAAAGTTCATCTAAATCATTTCTACCTAAAACTTCCTCTACTGCTATAGGTATGCCTGTTAAAACAGATTGACCTCTAGCTGAATCAATTACTTGTTTAAGAGTTTTATTCTTACCGTATTTATCGTACTCTACAGACCCTACTTCGTTCTCCTCTTCACTTATAAACTCGTTTAACAAAGCTTTGTTTTTCATTATGTTCTTAGCTGCTCTTTCATAAGCCAATCTAAACTTTGTATTTAATTTTTGTAAAGCAGGGTTTGAGACAGAACTTAAGTCTGCTGTGCCTGTTCTTTTCCTAGAACCTTTTAACCACGCTTTTCTCCATCTTTTATCTTTAACAATGTCTATGATTAACTTATCTACATTTAACTTCTTTACTTCTTGGTTGAATCTATAATGTAAAGATACTCCTTTATTATCTGCAAACTTATACATATCAATTCCACTAACTGTAGGAAATTGAGAAGGGGGTTTAATTAACTGTCCGTCTCCTTCTATGTCTTTCTTATACACTTCATCAAAAGCATTCAACTCTTGCGATCTATCAGGTGCCCATCTAATAAAAGTATTTAACAAAGTCTTGGGAGATTGCATATCATGCCCAAAGTGGTCTGTCTTTTTATTACCTGTTGGATTGTGTCCCACTGCTCTATAAGCTGTTCTATCTTGCCATGACCCTCCTATAAGTTCTTCAACGCTTCCTTTCTCAAAGTACAGCTTCATTACTTTATTTATTTGAGTAGACACTAAACCAAAAGAACCTAACCAATCAGCAAGCACTGAGTTTATATTTTCATTTTCACCTGTAGCTATTTTCTGTAAAGATTTTATACCACCTGCTACAGGTACTTCTTTAAAAAGCTCTGCCATTGACCTTATAATAAAACCTAGAGCATTTTGATCTTTGGTTAAAATAGGCTTTCCATCTTCATCTGTAAACTCTTTCATTTCACTGTACATTCCGAAGTCAGCTCCTATAGCAAAAGCAATAGATAAAGGAAAAAACTCTCTATATCCCCAACCCTCTATTGTATTTGCTTTTGCTTTAGGGTTTTTATGTTGAAACTTCCTGCGTTGCTCAGGAGTCATCCAAGCTAAAGTACCGACAGCTACACCCGCTGCACCCATCCCATACCCAGTAGCCATCATACCGCTTCCCATTAAAGTGTCTGTTATAGCGTCTCTGTGGTATGCTATCCTTCTTCCTTTTAACTCTTTTATTTTTTGCTCTAGTTCTTCTTTCTCTTTTTGTAACTCTTCTCTTCTTTGGGGTGTAGTTTCTTCGTGTGCTATGTAATTATCTTTATCCCTGATTTGTCCTTCTACTTTTTTAATTCTGTGATTGTAAGGGTTTCTAGTTGCTTGTGCTGCTGGTATGATTGGAACACCTACTCGTATAGTACGACCTGCACCTCTAGCTACGACTGTCATTATAGGAGCAAGTAGATGTATAAATGCACCTATAGCTGGGTTATCTTTTAATAGTTTTAGTTCTTTAACAAACTTTAATACCTTATCCGCTGTAGGTTGTGCTATCTCACTTGGGTCTAAATTAGCAACATTAGAATCAAACAGTAGTTCTTTGTTAATAGTATCAGTAGCAGTAGCGTTAACTCCTTCTTGGCTTAATATCTCAAGTCCTTGATCCTTAGTCCATTTCTGCCTATAAAGATCAGCAGCTAACTCAGAAGCTTTCTTCGGATCATTAGGTATAGCATCAAAAGCATCTTTCCACGCTTCAGACATATTCTCTGCTCTTAATAATTGCCTCTTAAAAAGTTCGTCTATAGGCATTATACCTCGTAGAGGTAGCTTCATAAATTCATGAAACATCTTACCAATAGGCATACGAGCAAAAATATGCTGAACACCTTTTATATCTTCTCCCCTTAAACGCTTTCTTCTCGCTTGTTCTTTGGCTGCTTCAAACAACTGAACAGGGTCTCCAAATGATATGTCTCCAGTTAATCTATTAGCTCCTGCTGCACCTGTTGCACTTTCTAAATTCTTAGCAGTCATTGCGACAGCCCTACCTGTTCCTTTCCAGTTTTTAAGTCCTTCTCTTAGACCATAAGCATTAGCTTTTAAAACTTGTAAAGCACTTATCTGAGTACCTCTGTAGTTTTTAGTAGTCATCAAATCAGCTATAGGTTCTGCTCCTAGTTTAGCAAACTGCTTAAATGTACTCGCAATACCACCTAAAGCACTGGCTAAAACAGAACTTGTTTGGTGAATCATAGAATAAACTCTTAGGTTGCCCCAACCTTTAAAGAACCTAGAAAGCTTCGTCTCTACATCTCTTTGTGCTGCAAGCATTGCTTGTTTACGCACAGACTCATATATCCTTTCTTCTCTAAAAGAGTCTTGAGCAGCGTCTATGTCTTTAAGCTTATCACGCATTCTTTTGTCGGAGTCTCTTATTTCTTGTCTAATCTTATCCGTACTCCTGACTTTCTGCGGTCCAGTCGGTTTAGGTGCTAAGTGTGCTCTCATCTCAGACACTATACCTCTACCTTCCATCTCAGCTCTTTTAGCTAACTCTTCTTTAAGTTGTTTTTTCTTTAAAGCCTCAGCTTCTAACTCATCGTAGAACTTAATCTTTTCTTGTGTCTCTACTAATACAGGATCAGTTTCTTCTATGTTTCTACCTGCTCTTTCTGCTGCTCTTCTATCTAAATCTGTATCATCAGCAAAGCGTTCTCTTCTTTCATCTAACCTTTTCTGTGCTATAGCTCTTCTTTTACGGATAGACTCTAACATCTTAGCTTCCTGGAAAGCTTCATCCATTTCTAGTTTAGCTCTATCAATCTCATCAACACGCTTACGCATATTGCTTCTAAGAAAAGCGATGTCTTTATCTAAATCAGCTATTACACCTTCAGATTTTTTAGGACCAGTAGGTTTAGGAGTTACTTCTGCTCGTTGAGCACCTAACGGTCCTGTTTCTAATTTTAATAACCGTGCTCTTTCAGCGTATCTTTTTTTAAGAGTTATGATTTGCTGTCTGGCTTCTTTATAAAAAGCTATCTTATCTTCCTTTTCTTTAACCCTTGGGTCTTTATCTTTAGGTTTCTTAACACCTGGTTCAATAGGTTCTTTAGCGAAAGATGATCTTAATTCTTCAAGTTCTTCATCT